CCCGTTGACACCGTTAAACTATTTTGGACTTGGAGATTCCCCAATATTTCAACGGTAATTAAGTTTGAATCATCAAAAATGTGATTATCTGTAACTGTATTTTGGGTGTATCCAATCGTAAACGTGTGATCATGTGGGTCACCGGATCCGACAGATTCTCCATGATGAATGAGTGCTACATTCTTGCCTGGATGTTGCATAATGATACCGATATCCAAATCATGGGATGTATTATTATTTGCGATTCCAAGTACCCTATCATTTATGACAAGTGAATTTGATTCGACTGTATAGGAATTACCTGTCACAAGTACATTTCCTAAAACTTCAAGATCTGAAGAGATTACGATGGCACCACCAGTTTTACTAATCAAAGAATCTTCTAAAAATTTTCCGGTACCCACAATTGGGAATTTATTTTGGGTGAGACCTGCCACGGATATGTTCGAACCAACTTCCAAGTTCGCGGTGGTCACGAGGCCCGTTGTACTATTTGTAAATTGAAGTACATTAGAAGTTGTGTTCCCAGTGTCGGTGACCTGTTGGAGGGTTTGGAGTTGGGTCAATAAATTAGCGGGTTCAATCTTTTTGAGATCATTATTTTGGTCGTTGACATACACGTAGTTGATGTCCGACTCATCGAGGACGATGGGGGCGTTAGGAATATCGTTGGCACGACCGATACCTGTGACGAAGACACCACCATTATGCGCATGTATCTTTGACACGATACCGACATTTTGAATGAGATCGTTGTTATACGGTTTCACATTCGAGAGACCACCAGGGACTGTGTTACTGACGTAGACCGTTTCACCTGCTAAGAACGTGTTCGTCGCGACACTGAGTGCTTTACCGTAAGCGACCGCTGTACCTGTTTGACCAGGTGTCAATAGTTGATTTGAGATACCAATACAGGGCATGGTAGCAGGACTATTCGATTGTGCGAGACCGACATTAAGAATATTTGAGTTATGTGTACCCCTAACATAGACGGTATCACCCGCTTCGATGTTCACACCACTGAGATCGTTTCGAATCTTGATATACGTGTGTATAGGATATTCATTCACCCAATCTGTCCCGTCATACACAAGTAATTGGTCGACAACTGGTGCGTTTAAGTTTACATCATAGAGTTGGTCGACTTTTACTTCGACATTTGAGGTGAGGTCGGTGGTGAAGGCGGTGTGTGCATTGGTGAATTGGAGGGTATTGGAGGTGGTATTTCCGTTATCAGATACACCTTGGAGTGTGGTGACTATCCCAGTGAGTTGGCTACCATCCCCCAAGAAGGTTGTGGCCGTTACATTACCACCCGCGACGATGTTACTTGTAGTGACTAGACCAGTGGCGGTATTATTGAATTCAATTGTGTTTGTGGTGGTATTTCCATTATCTGAGACATCTTGGAGGGCTGTGACGAGACCTGTGAGTTGACTACCATCCCCCAAGAAGGTTGTCGCGGTTACATTGCCACCTGCGACGATGTTGCTCACCGTGACCAGACCAGTGGCGGTATTATTGAATTCAATTGTGTTTGTGGTGGTATTTCCATTATCTGATACATCTTGGAGGGCTGTAACGAGGCCGGTCAGTTTGCTACCATCACCATAGTATGAGGTCGCTGAGACGTTCCCATGAACTATGAGAACGTTGGAGCCATCTATGTCTACGAAGAGGTTGGACCCCACACTCAGGTCATAGGTTGATGCGGCATTTGCGATACCCACAGTCCCTGTAAAAATGGGTCCATCCTTTGGGGCTTTTATTGTCTCGAGGTTCCCAACGCGGGCGGCGTTGGAGGTGAGGTCCACTTCTAGGACCCCCACCCTAGAGGCGTTGGAGGTGAGGTCGGTCTCGAGGACTCCCACCCTAGCAGCATTGGAGGTGAGGTCTGTTTCTACGACACCCACCCTAGCGGCATTGGAGGTGAGGTCTGTTTCTAGGACCCCCACCCGGGCCGCATTTGAGGCCAAGTTAGTCTCGAGGGTTCCAACCCGGGCTGCATTTGAGGTGAGGTTCGTCTCTAGGACCCCCACCCTAGAGGCGTTTGAGGCGAGGTCTGTTTCTAAAACACTTACACGGGTGGTTGTGGTCACGAGATCATTGTTGATGGTGACTATGTTAGCTTCGGCACCCGCTAATCCGGTCTCTAATGTCCCGACCCTAGATGCGTTGGAGGCCAGGTCTACCTCCAAGGTCCCGACCCTAGATGCATTAGATGCCAGGTCGGTCTCTAGGACTCCCACCCTAGATGCGTTTGATGTGAGATCCACCTCCAATGTGCCAACCCTAGAGGCATTGGAGGCGAGGTCCACTTCTAGGACCCCCACCCTAGAGGCGTTTGAGGTGAGGTCCACCTCCAAAGTGCCAACCCTAGAGGCGTTGGAGGCGAGGTCGGTTTCCAAAACTTGGATTCGAGAAACGTTGCTATCGAAGTTTGACAGGAGTGCGACCCCAGTGAGTGTTGTACCATCTCCATAGTATGCGGTGGCCTCAACATTCCCGGTGACGACGAGAATATTTGACCCCACGTCATCCACAAAGAGGTTTGACCCCACGTCTAAGGTGTGTATGGGAGAGGTATTGACGATACCCACATTGGCTTCGGTGTAGAGTCTACCGTACACATGAACATTGACATCTTCGGAGGTGAGGGGGGTGAGGGTTTTCCCATTGGCACTACTTTGGGTATAGGCGAGGATGATTTCATCGGTGGATTCTACAAACCCGATGGTGACATTTGATTCTGGTCGGGTTAGGACGAGACCCAGGTCCAGTGTTGTGTCAATCAAAGTATTGTCCTTCCCCAACTCTATGATTCCATCTCGAACCTTGAAGTTTTCACTATGGAACGAGGTCACCACCCCCTCCACGAGGACGTTACCATCTACGACGAGGTCTTGGGTGATGTGGGTGTTACCCGAGACGACGAGGACATTTGACCCCACATCATCCACGTAAAGGTTTGACCCCACATCTAAGGTGTGTACGGGTGATCCATTTGCCACACCAACATTTGAGAGGGTGGTCACACTCGTTTCGGGATTATTGAAGGATACGGTATTTGCCGTCACATTACCATTAAGTGTGGCATTTTGGAGACTAAAGTCAAAAATATCTTCAGCCACGGCACCCGAATCTGTGATTTCTTTGGTCACTTGATTAAATGTCACAACTGTGATATTTCTATCTGAGACATCCTCCCGTAACCGCATGGGTGTCATATAGATGGCATTTGAGGTATTTGCTTCTAGGAACTCGTCACTGGCATTAAAGACTATGGTATTATCTGCCTGTTCCTGTCTACAATTTTTACCGAAGCGGATTCTCGTAGACCTCTCCACTGTCGGTAAGTTCTTTACCATTTATATAACACTTGATTTTATTTACACGAATAATTAGTTTGCATACAAGAGACCGGCCATACCATTTTGTATACGTAATATGTTGTAGTTGACTGCGTATATGGGGTCCATTATGTCTAGGGATTCGCTCATAATCTTGGCTGAGTTGAGGCGGCTAAAATTGAGGGTCCCCGTGGGCTGATAGGAGCTGGTCATGAGGCAGAAACAATACAAAAAAAAGTCGGGCGAGGTCACAAAGTTGGTGTGATAGTAGTTCATGACGTCGATAAAGTGTGGCTGGCTCCACCTATAGTTACCAACATCTAGACCATTTATGGTGAGTTTAATTCTATTCGATGGTGAAGTTAGGGAGCTTACAACGGATGTATTTGATGATGCGATATACTTCACGGGGTGATTGAATGTGAGTTCTTGGATTCTGTTTTGGGATGGAATATTCTTTTGAACTTGGGTGATGAGAATGTCGTGGGTCTTTTTGGAAATTTGTGCACGTTCTTGGGTATCTATATAGTAATAGTTTGCAAAGCATTCTATGTTATAGGCGGACGCATTTGGTCCCCAATAGATACGCAACTCTACATTGTGATAGTTTAGGGCCACAAGGGGAATTGCGGATTGTGCACTCTCACAAAAGAAGAAGCGGAGGGGGTAGAAGTAGGAGGATGAGCTCGTACCGGGGTGTGGTCCCATTGCACTCTTGGACACATTTTGGGCGAACGTATCTATGGCAATTTTCTCACTGAATATGGAATCTTGGGTATCTACGACGGAGCCACCGATGAGGAGTTCAACCTTATCTACCAGGGTTCTCCAATCATCTATAGATTGGGCTTGACTCGAATCATCTGCGGCGAAGTACACGTACCCGAGGAGATCCCCGGAGCGTTCAAAATTAACACTGGACATTGAATTACTTTTCAATGCTCCAAGAATTGTTTGTTTTTCGATGGACTGTGAAAAGTTAGCATGTCTTTTAAAGTGTGAACTAAAGAAGGATATTTCGGGATTACCCATGATATATTCATCCTGGGCACCTATAGCAATCAATTGAACAACACCAGCGGACATGGTATACTACTCTATGGGGAGAAAATTACAGGTTGGGTTTCCTACACACAAAACGGAGGACTAAATAGTTATCTTCGATTGGACTTGGTGGTTCAATGAGAACACCGTCTTGATTTCGGATATTAATGGTTAAACGACTGATGGTTCGAATTGGATTTATATACTGGGTTACGATTGGGTAATTATCTCTAAAGCTAATGAGTCCACTGTCATCAGCTGTAACGAGACTAGCGAAGGAGTTTCGCACCACGCTCATAGTGGCTTGTCCAGTGAGAACGTTTGACGCTCGATCCGAAAAAATAGAGTCCAGTTCTTCAATCGAAACATAGCAGTGACCCGTTCCGTTGATGGGTGCAACTGTATTAATTCTCGCAGCCAAAAGTCTGGCCTGAACAACATTATGGACGGGTTGGTTCAAAAAACATGTAAATGTATTAGCGCTGGACTGACCAATCGTATCAACTGTGATTGTATGATACTCATAGTTGAGGTCTGGGATCATTTCCGTTGGCGACGTGATGAGAGCCATTTATAGTTAGTTTAGATTAAAGATCCACCGATTCCTTCGGCAATCTTGTAGGAAGCGTGGTCACCCACAAGCTTTTGGGCGCCACAGAGACCACCTGGGGTGAGGCTCTTTGTGTAGGGGCTGTCCTCCTTACCCGACCCTGGTACACATTCCATGCGGTTCTCGAGATCGAAGATGGATTTGTCACTGACAACTTCGATCTTGATTGGCATGGGCTGGTATCTGCTGCTTTTCTTCATGATACCTAGGACGGATATGATTGAGAAAAGTATGACGATGGAAGTGAGAGCATTCCTGTTGGTCTTATTGAACTTGAACATTTATAATGTATCAACATTTTTTATAAACTGCGTTAAAGGTAATTTTTTTAGTTTCTACATAAAGAGTAGATGGATGAAGAAATAATCATCGACCGCGGACACACGACTGTTATGAAATTAGACGCTGACGAGCAGGCCCTGATGGATGAAATAGAGATTTCAGCCCCCCGTCCCCAGCCTGTACCCAGACCCGCTCCTTATCGACCCCAGCGACCTGTGCACCAAGAACAGGAAACGATGGACGCCTTTGTAAACCCCAACAAGCAGACCGCCCCAAGGCAGCCCATGCAGGAGGAGGAGATTGATTACGGTGAGGAAGAACCAGCATTTTACGACGACGAGCCCCAGATGGGGGAGGGTCCATCAGGTGAGCAACCTTCTAAGGGGTACACGTCGGTTGATGAAGAGAAGTCCGATCTCATCAACAAATTGGCACGCTTGGAGAAGAAGGGGTTCTCTGTGAATAAGCGCCTCAACGCATACTCAAATGTTGAGGAACTTAGGGCTGAGGTTAAGAGGATTACCTACAGCATCGATGTGGAGCAGTCTATTCGTTTCTCTAGGCGAATGCTTGTGGCGTGTGTGACTGGTCTAGAGTTCCTCAACAAGAGGTACAACCCCTTCGAGATTCAGTTGGAGGGGTGGTCTGAGTCTATCATGGAGAATGTTGACGACTATGATGGTGTATTTGAGGAACTCTATGTCAAGTATCGGTCAAAGGTCAGCGTAGCCCCAGAGGTCAAGCTCATCATGATGTTGGGTGGTTCGGCCATGATGTTCCACCTGACCAACTCGATGTTCAAGTCGGTGATGCCCAACATGAATGATGTGATGAAGCAGAACCCCGATCTCGTGAAGAACATGATGAGTGCTGTCCAAAATACGACACGGAACCCTGGGGGACCGGCCACAGAGGCCCCAGTTGGTGGGACAGGGCAGTACGAGATGCAGGGCCCAGGTCTAGACATTTCCAGTTTGATGGGGGGCATCATGATGCCCCCACCACCCCCAATGAACACGACCCCAGCCGTCCAAGAAGAGGAGGACATTTCCGATATCATGTCCATCTCAGGTGATTCCACTGGTGGTGAGGTGAAGGAGGTGAACGTGGGGGCCACAAAGGCTAAGAGGACTAGACGAAAAAAGAAGACCGAAATTAATCTCTAAATACTATATAAATGATAGCGTACTGTCCGCTTGAGGAGGTGGAACCTCCCACCCGACAACAGAAAGTTGTCGAAGAACCAGTGGCCAAGGAGGCCAAGATGGTTGGTCGTGAAGAAACTGAAATGAATTACGTCATCATGGGCTTCATTGTTGGCGTGATTATTCTCGCCGTCTCTGATTCCATCAGGGCGTAAATGTAATAAATCTACCGAGGGGTTTTCCCCCAAAGTAAATTTAGTATGTGAATGTTGCGTGTGTAAGGGTTCCACTCTTTATGGACACCAGCTTACCACTGGTCGATGATATGAGTTCCACAAAGATGTCAAATTTATATTTACGGGGGGTCCCCAAATTGGTCAAAAAGAGGGGTTGAATTGTGATTGAATTTCCAGTAGTAGTTACTGAAGAACTCCATGGATAGGCGGTTCCCACGTTTCCAAAAATGTTCTTTGTACCGATTGTTATATCTGTCCCGGGTGTTGTCTCGTCACTCGTGCCGCCATTTATTTCGAGAATTAGGGTGCTCATGTTGTCTTTGTCTTCATCATACTCCCTCAAAGAGGCTACAATCTTCGCATAGAATGCACCATTTCCAAAGGTTAGAGTCTTCGTATTATTCCCACTTGGGGAACTCTGTACTATTACATTTGAGTACCTCTTACAGGCCACCTGTTGAGAGTTGGTGATTACACCTCCACCAACGTGGAGGTCGGTCTGTGCGGCAGAGCCCCCCAAACCGATAGCGACCTGTTCACCGAGATCGATAAGGCCCTTGATAACGAGATCCCCAGAGACCTCGACGCTACTTTCTAAGAACAACTCTCCAGATTGGGGGGTGATGTACACATTACCCGATACATCGCCGTGTATGTTCGATGTCCCCGCGGTCGTCTTGAGTTGAATGACGGCGTTGCTTGAGGAATGTTCAACTCGTGCCGTACCATCGTAGACGTGGAACTTTTCGGTTGGTGCCGAAGTCCCCACACCCACGTTACTAGTGTGTATGACGTGGAGGCCATCACTTTCTGCGCCATTGTTTACACCACCCAAGACTGTACCATGTATACTTCCAGAACTGAAGCCCCTTAGGTACCCGCCATAGTTGTCGTTTGTATTGAGGAGGATACCAGTCTTTGTATTGGTCCCAGGGCTCTCAAGTTTGAGGACATCGATATCTGCCGTGACCCCAGAGTATATGTGTACATTTGTTGATGGGTTGTCTGTGCCGAAACCCACGAGACCCTCGTATGTGAAGCGTAAAAACTCTGTCGCGGTTCCACCGGTTCTATTACGGAAGGTCAGGTCGGTATCTTCTACTGTCTCTATGATACCACGGGATGGTGTTGTACTCGTGGAGAATATATCCATCGAACCTGTGATGATTTTCTGATCCTGGGGAAACTCGAAACCACCGTTGATGAAGAGCTTCGAGTTTCCACCCGGGTCGGTGGAGGTACCGATGAGCACACGATCTTCATTGATGGTCAAAAGGCTGGACACACCCGTGCCATTCGTAATGGCGTCTTCAACTTCAGACTGACTTAAACCAGCTGAATCATATGTCTGGAACTCGTGCAATGGAGCGATAGTTCTAATTCTATCTGGGCCACCGGCACCCGTAGTTTCGTTACCTTTGAAAATTACAAGTTCAGATTTACCATCGATATTATATTGTCTCTCCCGAATGAATGTATTTGAAAATTGATCTGTATCGACACCACCAAATGTAAGTTGATGTCCCAAAACGATATTTCCATCTACTTCAAGTTTACCACGGGGTACATCTGTACCTATACCAACATCACGGGTGGTACCATCTATATACAAACCCACATTTGTGGAATCTGAAACATCATCCTCATTCCTCGTAATTCTAAAATCGCGCACCCCCGTTACACCGACGGTCCACCCTCGTGGATTACTATCTTGGTTTGATTGAATGAAAGACGCGAAGGAGTTGCCCGTTATAAGGTCGGTTTGTGTGGCTATAATCGCATCACCGTACCCAGTTCCATGCTGGTTATGAACAAGTATACCATTCTCCCTCGCATTTCCAATGCCCGTCCCTATAACTTCAAGGTGTGCACCGGGGGTGGTTGAACCTATACCCACCCGCCCATCACTTCGGAGGGTGAGGATGTCCTTCTCATCTGTGTAACTTTCATCTGTGAGGTAAATGTCTAATTTTGTTTTGGATTTTAGTGAAGTGTCATCGAACTTCCCAATCTTGAAAGTTGCTCTCACACCATCATAGGTTCCACCCGCCCCCTCCCTCGTCAGGTGCATCACGTTTCCGAGATCGGTGACGCCTTGAATGGGTGAGGTATTCGTTACAACTAGGGGTGTCCCTAGGTGGCTGTATCCATTTGAATTGGTGACGGGATTATTAAAAAACACTGTACCACCAGAGGTGTGGAGGAGACCTTGGGGGGTGGCCGTCCCCACCCCAACATTACTGGATTCGAGAATGGTCAATTTTGGTGAACCCATCGTGGATGTCGTGCTCGCATAAAAGTTGAGACCCTTCCCCGAACCGACGACGCTTTCCACCTTTGTTTGTTTTAGTACTGGGTCGGCATAAGATTTCATATAGGTTTGGGCATTTCCGTAGATGGCTGCGTTACTTCCGTTAATTTTGAGGTTCCCTCCAATGGTGAGAGCCTCTGAAGGTGCAGTGTTTGCGATACCCATCTTACCATCTGCCGCGATACGCACCCGCTCGGTATTTTTAGTTTTGAATGTTATGTTTTGAAAATCGGGTGTCAATTTAGCACCCGAAATATCTATGGAGGATATGTTAGAGCCTAGGGGGCCCGCGCGGATAGAGGCAACATTTGAGTTTGTATCTTCACCATCAAAATCGGCGTGAATGACGATATTTTCAGAGGCTGTTATACCAGTCGCACCCTCCATGAAGGACAGGTCTGTAACCTGAATCGACTGGGTAATGAGACGACCGGTGACCAGGTTACCCTCGACGGTCATGGTATTGGCACTCGACGCGTGAACATTTACAAAGAGTTTGTCACCGATAGACAAACTGTCTGTTGGTGTGGTGTTTGCAATACCGGATGGTAGTGAACCAGTGGTTTGGATACCGTGGGCTTGAATATTTGAGTTTACGAGCATGGGTACATCCGCATCGGCGTCGAGGGTGATTAGATTACCAACCGTTAAACCATTGTCACCGATTCTCAAACCCTCAAAGTATCCATACCCATTGGCGTGGAGTAGGTTGGATGCTCCAGCTGTATCATTTATATAGAGGTTTGAACCCACTGAGAGTGAGAAATCTGGTGAAGTATTGGCTATACCAAAGTTATTTTGTGTATACAGTTCACCGTGTACGTAGAGGTTTAGAGTGTTTGAAGTATCAAATGTAAATGTCTGTGTTTCGGGTCCACCGAATGTCCTCGACAAATTGAAATTCTTATCGGAGTGGGTGTAGCCGACAAAGAGGTTTGCTTCATTTGGTTGGTCCACCATGAGTAAAGCTGTGTCGTAGGTTCCATTGTTCCCCGTACCCATTTGAATAACGGCATTAGAAACGACCAGATTATTGACACTCGTATAATCGGGAGCTTCTGTGATTGCCAAGTTTCCAAAGAATTCAACGTCTCCAAAAACTCTGAGTATCCCATCTTGAACAACTACGTTACCATTTTTGAAGACGGCTACATTAGAATCAGAATTTGGATCAACTTCGGTTCCCACCACAAGTTGTGTTCCGACGGTGACGTTTGTTGAAAATGTATTACCACCTATATGGAGTACGTTAGAGTCTGAAGAATCCGCCACCAATTTTTCACCTACCCGAAATGTACTAGATGTTTTAAGATTGGTTGAAAGTGTGTTCCCCGAAATGATAAATAAATTTTCAGTTCCATCGTTCGTATCGACGACAACCTTATCAGCCCCCGCTTGTTGGATTTCAAATTTTCTCGTTGGGTTGAGGGTTCCGACCCCCATTTTATCATTGACGACAACACGTTCTGTGCGTATACTTTTATTGACATCCAACACAATCTCCTGACCAGCATTCATAAATAAATCTGCACCAACTGAGAAACTCTTGGTTGGATTTGAATTTGAAATACCGATACGACTTACAACAACTTCATCGGCTTCAATTTCACCTGTAATAATTGCTGAAGCAGTGGTAAGAACCTCCTGCTCTATTGGGTCGGCATCTAGACTGGCGACATATACCTGGTCAAACCTGACTGTTCTTCCCATTTATATTAGTTACCAAATAAAATCCCAGCCATTCCATTTTTGATCCTCAAAACATTATAGTTTACTGCGTGAATATAGAGTTCTTGACCAGCTGGTCTGAGACTTCCCTTTTCAACCCCCCTGAGTATAAGCTTTGCGTTATCTATACGACTAAAATTACAGGTCCCAGATGGATTGTAATCTGATGCATTTAAACAAAAGTGATACGCAAAGTATCTCGTTTGGAATAAAACTTCCGTCGTGTGTACAAAATCGGATGTCCCGAATTTAGATTTATAGTAATTTTGAACGGTGTGAAAGTACATAGGGCTCATATCCTCGAGAAGGGGTGTTCCATTTATATGTATATCACCATTGTGAAATGTAAAACGATCATTGGCGAAATCGTTATTGAGGGCGTTAAATCCGAAGAATATAGACTTCACTGGGTGGTTGAAGCAAGACAAATCTAAACTATTATCACCACCTTGTTGGATGGCGTGATC